CAAACAGAGCGCTATTACTTAAATCATGAGCTACTGTACCTGTAGCACTTGTAAGAGCAGTCGAAACCTCCGCAGTTTGTGGAAGAGTTACTGTACCAGTAAATGTTGGGTCTGCTAGAGGTGCTTTCGCAGCTAAAGACGAAGTAGTAGCAATAGTACTATCTGGTTGTAGATAGCTGGTTGATGAAACAGTTCCGTTGTATATACGAATCTTTCCCGGATTGCCTGTTCCAAAGTTATCATGTGCGCCTGTTACAAATACACCGTTTGCAGCAGCAACAGCGTAACCCTCTTTGGCATAATAAGAAGTTCCCAATACAGAGTATAACAGACTGCCGTCTGTGAGGTCATACAAGTAAGCTGCTCCAGCCGATGTAAAACCTCCAGCAGAAGAGTTAAATGCACCAACAGCTAGATAATCACCAGACATGGAGACAGTAGACCCAAAAGATGGCCCAGCGCCCGCAACGGTAAGTGTGTATAGAGGCGAGGAAGTAGGAGAGCTTATCAAAGCTGTGATACTATGCACATGAACAGCCCCATCACTCGGGTAAGAGTCATTAGGCCGGAAAGCAACTAAGTCTCCAGATGCAGAAATAGACCGATTTTCATCAAGGTCTGACCCATACCTTTTGCCCGCTCCTGGTGTTGGAGGAATTCTAGTACATAGTAAATTACCGTTACTTACATCAAATATATAGACGAGACCCGCGTTAGCCGTCCCACCGGGGTCAGCATGGACTGCCGATGCTATAATATAACTTGATGTTATAGCTAAGCCATACTGGCCAAAAGCATCGTTAGTATCTCCTCCATCACTATTGGGGTTATTGATTGTGTAGAGCAGTGCCCCTGTCGTAACATTAAATACCCTAAGGGCTCCTTCTGAATCACTAACAACAGCATAATTTCCAGAAATACCTACCTGATAACCAAACTGTGGAGTAGTGCCGGTAAGTGTGTGAAGTAGTAACCCAGTAGTTATATTATAGAGATAAGCTTTCGTCCCTGCTCGCGCGCCAACAATAATAGTGGTGCCGTCAATATCTAGAGATCCTAGCCAAGTTTGAGGAACAACAATAGTTCTTATAAAGGCTCCTGTACGCGCATTATAAACCTCAATATCGTCCCCATCACCATGGCCGGATACAACATAGTCCGCAGTAGCAGCAAGAGTATGTCCAAGATAAGGCTTAGCAACCGTTCCATCGTTTTGCGCCGTCAATACAGGGCTTGCAGGCCAAGCTACAGTCGTAACGGGGTCTGTCAACTCAAGACCATCACCGATCGCATAACCTGCACCAGCACTAACAGTAGCCCAGCTCGCAGCTGTGCCATTAGTAGTTAGAAACTTGCCTGTGTTGCCTGACTGTGTTGGTAGACTGTCACCACTAAGAGTGGATAAATCCGCGCTATTTCCACCTGAGATACTAAGGGTGGTACCGGACAGGCTTAAAGTCTGAGAGTCTGTTTCAGAAGTAAGATATGTGCTAAGATCTGGAGGAGTATACGTAAATTCTCCCGAAGTATTATCATACGCAATACCGCCGTCACCAGAGGCTGCAGCTTCTGCACCTACAGAAAGACTATTGAGCTGAATACCGTTAACAGTAGTAACCGCATCCCATCGAGTCTTTGTAGAATTATATGTATAAGTGGTATTTCCACTTGTGAGAGTATCCCCGTTTGAGGGGCTACTTGGAAAATTGACGGCTGTCATAATGTCTCCTGTGCTTTAGATAGATTTATCTAAGGTTTGAATTTTTTAAAGTATACCTTGACATAAGTTAAAAGTCAAGGTATATTTTTTTGAGGTTTGGTTACCATGTAATACTACCATTGTTTCTAAATGTATAGATGGTATAAGCACCGTCTGTAGTAACTGTAGGAGAACCCGTAGTAGCGGATGCAGGAGTAGGGGCTCTTAAAATCACAGCTCCATCGGCACCATTACCCAACCCGCTATGGCCAGTGCCACCACCACCAATACTAATTGGATTATCGCCGCCATTACCTTGAACACCTTGCGCTCCATTAACTACCTTTCCTCCACCCCCGCCAGCCGCATATTGTACTGCAGCTCCGGTAATGTTTGAGATTACGCCAACACCGCCATTTCCCCCTTGTCGATATGTGCCCCGAGTACCCGCACCTCCAGCACCACCACCACCGCCACCAGCATTATTTACACCGCTAGCACTATTGCCCACATCAAAGTTTGCACATACTCCACCAGCAAAACCTTGACCAGCAGTTCCTGCAGCTCCATTAATTCTGCTGCCACTATCGGCACCACCACCACCACCACCAGACCCACCAACAGAGGCATTTGGCCCTCCATCTCTCGAAGATCCAAGGCCCCCTCCAATTGCTGTAAGTCCAAACGCTATAGTATTGTTGCCTGCAGTAACATCTGCGCCATGGCCAGATGTAGCTGCAGCGCCCCCAGAGCCAACTACAATATTATAAGTAGTTGAGTTAGGGTCTATTTCGAGAGTGCCGGACAATAATCCGCCAGCACCACCACCACCGCCACCATTATTACCTGCACCACCACCACCGCCAATAATTAAATACTCCATATTAAATTCCCATGCTAAAGTAAACTCAGACGTGGAAGTATCTATATTAACACCGTCCGAAGCTGTGAAAGTAATTGTAAACCCGCCTTCGTTTGCCTCCAGAGTAGAAGGTGTTATTGTGAATACGTTATTCGACTGAGATACGGTCGCAGTAGATCCGAGAGACCCCGCTGTGACTGCGTAGCTCCAAATAATTGGAAACCCTTCTGGGTCATTTGCGGCAAGAGTTACTACAGTTGGAGTCCCATCCGTAGATAAATTATAAGCGGCATCCCCTGCTGTAGTGATTGTTGGATTTGTATTTACGGGGTCGAGAAAGTACCAGCCGGTGCCAGTCCATTTATAAAGCTTGTTGGTATCTAACACTTTCACAAGCGTATCATCCTCTACACCAACTAAAGGTAGCGCAGATAGAGTTGCATATGTAATTAGGCCCGAAGACTCTACGCCCTCTAATATTCTAGCTCTATTCCATACGCCCTTTGTACTATTATAAGTAAAGGTGGAGCTCCCTTGAGTAATTATAGCCCCGTCTGCAGGGCTGTCTGTAAAGTTTATTGGCATTTTAAAGCTCTCCTTGGTATGCGCTGGACAAAGATTGAGTTGGGGGTGTAAAATTAGCGGTATACTTTGCTACATTCATAATCTGGAAGTCTTCAATATATGCCTCGAATACCCCACCCAGTGGATTAATGCTAGGATTAAACGTCCATGTAGTTGTATTATTTATTTCAGTATACTGATAATTAGTACTTGTATGGTTTGCTATATTCTGACTAACACCATTATGGTAGAGTTTAACTTTTCCATTATGTCTTACTAGAGCATAGTGTTGCCACGCATCTGCAACCGCATCCTTGTCTAAGGCGATGCGCCATGTATTTCCGGCACCATCACCTGTATTAAATCCTAGTCTGCTTGCATACCCACCATCACCAAAAGTAATAGATGGACCACCACTTAAAAGAATTAAGTAGTTGCCGTACCATTGAGCAGAATTCGAGACAAAAGTGGAGTCAAGATAGTGCCACATCTCCACTGTAAAGTCTCCAGGTAACGATACTTGTGGCCCAGAGATAACCGCGTCATTTGCAACTGCTGTAATGGATGCTGTGGAATATTTTGTTTGGGTGTTTGATGCCTCAAAAGAAGAGGTAGTGTCACTTATAGTCGCATCCGCCTTTTGATCATAGATATCTGGGTTTTGATCAGTTCTTGCACCAAGCAGTAATAATACGTTATCCCAAAGAGCGTGTATGAATGCTAAACTAAACTGTGAAGCTGAAGTAGCCAGATTTACACCGTCAGAAGCTGTGAAAGTGATTGTAAACTCTCCTGCGTTCGCTGAATCTGTAGAAGGTGTTATTGTGAATACATTATTCGCTTGAGATACTGTAGCGGTGGAGCCAAGAGACCCCGCTGTGATTGCGTAACTCCAAATAATTGGAAACCCTTCTGGGTCATTTGCTTCAAGAGTTACAACTGTCGGCGTTCCATCAAGGGCAAGGCTGTAAGTAGCATCTCCGCCAGTAGTGATTGTTGGATTTGTATTTACGGGGTCGAGAAAGTACCAGCCTGACCCCGCCCACTTGTAAAGCTTGTTGGTATCTAACACTTTCGCAAGCGCACCCTCTTCTACGTCCGCTAAGGGCATGGCAGATAGAGTTGCATACTCAGAGACACGACTAGACGCTGATATCGATCTATCCCAGACGCCATAAGTATTATTATACGTAAAAGTAGTGCTTCCCTGAGTAATTATAGCCCCATTTGCGGGGCTATCTGTAAAGTTTATTGGCATGATTTTATCCCTCTAAAAGAGCTGTGGGTGGTGTGAAGTTTGAAGTGTATCTCACAAGTCCTGTTGATACTCTAACGTCTTGAATATAGCCATTAAAATAGTTCCCTGGAGCTCCAGCATTACCACCGTCAAACTCGGCACCTAGTACAAAAGTACAGTCCTCAAGAGTTACAACTGGGGTATATGCATTTGTGGTTCTTAAAGTTCCATTAACATAGCTCTTTAAATTAGTACCATCATATGTTACAGCAATATGGTTCCACACATTGAGAGTCAATGGGGCGCTTCCCGAATAGTAATTAGAGTCGCCATAATTTATTCCCTGGGATGTGTACAGTAGAACATTTGTACCGCTGCTTTTAGCATTAAAAGCAAATAATGCTGTCATCGATGACGACCATGCGCTCGGCCGAGCCCAGGCCTCTATCGTAAACGAGCCTCCAGAAGGTATAGGAAGACCTTCACGCAGTAATATATAGTCTCCGTTCCCATCAAATTTCATAGTGGATGAACTAAATAATTGCTCCTGATCAGAGCCTGTAGCATTACCATAAAATTCAAAAGGCTGGGCATTTTGAGCCTTATCAATAATACTCGGGTTTGGATTCATCAAGAATGTGGTATTCGCATGAGCAGCTATTGGCGCTGTTGGAGGCGCGAAGTCTGCTGTGTATTTTGCATGCCCTTTTATAACGTGTACGTCTGAAATATGCCCACCAAACCTCGTATTCGCAGGACCAGACCCAGCAGCACCAATATCGAGTGCACCACTACCATTTTGCATTGTGTGACTAAGAGTAGTAGTTGATTCTTGAACTCCATTGATAAACATTCTAAATACATTACCAGACTTTGTAACGGCGAGATGCGTCCACTCATTTGTATGCAGTCCAGAAGTTCCTGTAGTGACAATAGTATCTGCTGGATCAACTACGAATATATATTGGCCATTATGATGATATAATGCCCAAGCTTGCGCGGCGGGTGTTATGTAATGCCAAATTCCAGCAATCCATTTAATATCGTTACCTGTGCCTGTATTATACACCCAAGCCTCTACCGTATAATCACCGCTACCAAAGTAAAGTGTTGCGTCGTTTGGAGTAGTTAAAGAGCTGGAACCATTAAAATAGCCTGAAGAGCCGTGTACTACTTCTGAGTATCCTAATCGAATATCGAAAGGAGTTATTGGTTGCATAGAGACACCTGCTTGAACTGCAAGACTCAAGTTACCGTCTCCGTAGTCTTTAAAGTTGTTGCCCTGACAAGCAAGCAGTGCTGTTGCATACCCTGTGCCACTGACATTAGTTAAAGGCCCCGTAGGGAGATCAAAGGATCCGCTAGCTGTTAGGTCTCTAAAGGCGCTGCCCTTGATTATTCGAATGTCTCGCATGTACCCATGATAAGAAGAGTTAGTGTCGCCGTTTCTTCCAATACTCAAAGCATTAGTGGCAGAAGAATTAAGATTGTTGCTCGTGGTAGCAGTGTCTTCTCTAATACCATTTATATACAGAGAGAGAGTTGTACCATTTCGAGTTACGCACACATGTTGCCAGTCTCCTCCAAAATCTATGCTGGTCGTGCTTGTTAGTACCGCGCTATCCCCACTTATAGCAACCGCCGCAAAAGAGTATTTTGTACCGCTACCATGGCCTGCATCGTTGTGACCGCATAAAAGTGCCCAGCTATCATTAGTGCTCCAATTAGCAGCGCCGCCGTGAAGAATTCGAGGGTAAGAGTCTATTTTACTAGTGGGCTTAACCCAGGCTTCTATGCAAAAGTCTGAGCCTTGAATACCGAGCTGGCTCGACGCCGATATGGTTATGCCATCGTCATTATTTCCGAAATGGGCGCTATACCCTTGGGATCTATAAGGGCTGAAAGTTCCGGCAGATACACCCGTATTTGTAATAGTATGTGCTTCTGCCGAAGCATCTACGAAAGTTGAGTTTGTACCGGTAGATACAGCTTGAGCGAGTAATGTTGTATATTTACTGTTAGCAACCGAGAAGACTAAACTAAACTCAGAAGCTGAAGTAGCCAGATTTACACCATCAGAAGCTGTAAAGGTCAGAGTAAACTCTCCTGCGTTCGCTGAATCTGTAGAAGGTGTTATTGTGAATACATTATTCGCTTGAGATACTGTAGCGGTGGAGCCAAGAGACCCCGCTGTGATTGCATAGTTCCAAGTGATTGGTAATCCTTCTGGATCATTAGCATCTAAAGTTACAACTGTCGGAGTACCATCAATAGCAAGGTCGTAAGAGCTGCTACCGCCTGTAGTAATTGTTGGAGCCGTATTAATTAAAGCAATGTTATACCAACCAGTACCATTCCAGATATACAATCTATTAGTTGAGCTAACATAAGCCTGCGCACCAGTAGTTACGCCAGATAGTGGCAAATCCCCAATGGTGCTATAAACGGTAGTTGCACTTCCTGCACTTCCTGCACTATCGCCTTTTAAATTAGAATATATTGACATTTTTATCCCTTATACGCTGGTTAGTAACCAGCCGTTAGTTGTATTGTAGTATACGAGTTCGAACGCAGCTCTATCTTTAGCTACAGTCATATCCTCGCTAAGGCCTTGAATTTTATGTCCATTTCTTGCAACAGTGATATTGTTTGTTGAGGCTTGTCCAGTACCGTCAATGATACCAACTTTGTCTCCAATTGTTGCATAGGCAGGCAGAGTAATTGTTAGTGCCGTTGAAGTGTCTAAAATATACGTAGACCCCGCTGTTGCTGTGGTCGCACTTGTAGCTTCTGAAACAATACCACCACCACCACCACCTGTAGAAGTGGATACATCCACCCACTGAGAGCTGGAGCCATCATTATAGTATACATAAAGAATAAGCGTTGTAGAATCTACCCACATATTTCCTTCAGTGGGTGGCATAGGTGCTGTGTCGCTAACGGTAATGATAGGACCCGTGGCTGATATATTTACCCACTGAGTACTTGAGCCATCATTATAATATATGTAAACATTCAGATTAGCCGAATTCATCCACAAGTCGCCCTCG